GAGAAAATCAGGATGCGATAAGACAAGAAGCTGTAGAAATTATTGAAAAACAAAATAAAATATCTAGCGAATTTGTAGCCAGTGCAAAACAAGTAAAGCAAGATATTAAATTACAACTACAACAATTTAAACAATATACACAAAAAAACATAGAGTATGCGTCAACATTTTTTCGTGACTATGTAGTTATACAAGCAAATAAATTAGGCATAACACCAAAAGAATTTGCAGCTAGATTTCCATACACTGTTGTTAGTCAGGATCAAATACAAATATCACCAGAACAACAATTATTTAATCAAGACGGTTCTGTAAAATTAGAAACTCCACAATTTAAAACATTTTTTGGCAAATCAGTTTTAAAAAAAGATGGCAAACCAGAAGTTTTATACCACGGCACACGAGATAGTGTAAACGAATTTAATTTAGATCATCCTAATAAAAAAGATTTTGGGTGGTTAGGTAAAGGTGTTTATATGTATCGTGGTAAAAATGCAGCAGCAGGTGCAAATGTTTATACATTTAACAAAAAAGGTGATGCAGGTCGCAATATAATGCCATTGTATGCACGATTAGAAAATCCATATTACGCCACATTTAAAGAAAAAGCAGACATACGGATGGGTGGCGAGCAAGCTGCTGAAGGATTTAAACAAAGATTAATTGACCAAGGCCATGATGGTGCAATATTGAGAGGACAAGACGGAACTGATGAAGTAGTAGTTTTTGATAACACAGCAGTTAAGTCAACATTTAACAGCGGTACATGGTCTAGAGAAACAGCAGATATTTTAAAACAACAAGAATTATTTGCACAAAAAGCAAAACCACAAAAAAAGGGTAAGCCAGTACCGCAAGCTTTATATGAAATATCTAATTTAAGAGAAAGTTTTAATTTTGCAAAGGGTAAAACATACAATACTAATCGTGATTTTAAATTAGCGTTACAAGAACGTGTTATAAATGAAGCTAAAAAGGCAAAAATTGATGTTAAAGATTTTACAGCAGAAGTAGAAAAATATCTTGTACAAACTGTTTTAGAAGATGCTAAATTTGCGCTAGAAGAAAATGCAAACGCAGTTGGTTGGTATAACGAAAAAGTTACAAAAGCTAAAGCATTACTATCTCTTATACATCCAGAACTAGCAACAGATCCACAAGCTAACTTTGCTTTTACTTGGGCATTAGCTAATACATCAAACGGTATTAAAGTAGATAAGAATTTTGAACTTGCAGAACAAGCATATAGTTACTGGGTAGAAAACGGTGAATTTCCTACAAATATAGGTATAGGTGATGCAAGCGATGCAATAAATCGAAATTTTAAATTGTATAACCGATTAATTAAGGAAAAAGGGTTTGAAGAATTTGAACAATTTATGAAGACAACACACACAGTTAAAGAAGTTGAAGCCTATACAAATGACGAAGTATCTGGAGAAACTCAAGGAGAAATTGTATATGGTGCTGCGGTAATGGGGCCAAAAATTGGTAATGGATTTTTTGCAAATCTATACGGTAACTATGAACAATTAACTATGGATAGATGGTTAATGCGTACATGGGGAAGAATAAGAGGTGAGTTAGTTATTGATTATTCAAAACAAGCAAAAGTAAAACGTAGTCAACTCAAAGAATTAGTTAAAGCATTGTCTTTACAAGAAAAAAAATTATTGTCAGAAATTATTGGAGTAAAAGTAAAATTATCTAATTTAGACGAGGTAGGTGTTGCAATACAAAAAGCAAGTACAAAAAAAACAAACAGAGCAAGAATGAATGAAATAGCAACAGTTTTAGAAAAACCAGAAAGAAAACAGTTTTTATTAGATTTACTAGGCAAACCACAAAAAAGATATCCACACATAAGTCTTGGCGGTGAAATAAGAAAAGGCGGTAATGCGTTAGCTAAATATTTAGATGGTCAAAAAGAAGCTCCAAGTGGTGCGCCAGAAAGAAGAAATATAAGAAAAGTTTTTAGCCAAGTGTTGGCAGAGTTGCAACAAACCGAAAAAGATCTTACAATGGCAGATCTACAGGCATTGCTTTGGTATCCAGAAAGACGCTTGTATGATGCTGCTAAACTTGATTCACAAGAAACAAACACTGGTTACAAAGACAACGAAGCACCTGACTACGCAAATGCTGCTGAAGCTTTAGCTAGGCAACAAGGCGTATTAGACGCTGACATACAAACCACATTACAGGAGGTAGACAATGAACTCAAACGTCAGGCCATTGAGCGCACAGGAAGAAGTGAATTTGGAGAAGGAGGAACAGGAGGAGTACGAGAGATTGATACTTTCCAGCAACAAAAAAACATTGACGAAACCACAGGACTCCCCCTTAACCCAGATGGAACTGTCACCGTCTATCACCACACCAACAAACGAGCAGCAGACGCAATCAGAAAGTCCGGTCAACTTAGAAGTGCTGGAGAACCTGATGTTTACGTTACCACCAGAGCTATCACAGATACTGGCTACGGTGATACCGCAGTTGGGATCAGAGTCGAACCTTCTAGACTTAGTCTCGATGATGAATTCCCAAATGGACGGAGAGATTTCAGACTCAGTGTTGGAAAACTTAGAGGGTCTATTTCAGTAGACGTAATTGATCCAGTTAGAGAAAATCAAATATTTCAACAACAAGAAAAAAGTGGCAGTGGTAGAGGTGGATTTGATCCTAAAACATTAACTACTTTTTTAACTACAGAAGCAGATATATCTACGTTTTTTCATGAGACAGCACATTATATGTTAACTGTTATGGAAGATTTAGCAGTGTCTGGTACAGCAACACCTGAGATAAGAAATGATTTTAATGTGTTATTAGATTTTTGGGGTGTAGAAAATATTACCGCATGGAGCAAATTAGATATGAACCAGAAAAGAAAATACCATGAAGCTTTTGCATACAATTATGAAATATACATAACAGAAAAGAAGGCAGCACCTAATAAAAATTTGCAAGATATATTTAATAAATTTGGTGAATGGGTTCGTAAAGTATATAAATCTATTAGAGATGATTTAAATAAATTATATAGAGAAGAAAACGGTGTAGATTTACCAGTTTTAACTGACGAAGTTAGAGGTGTAATGGATCGCATGATAGCTACTGAAGAGCAAATTATAGAGTCACAACGTGTGTATGGCATGAAAGCTATGTTTACTACGCAAGAAGAAAGTGGTATGGATACTAAAACATGGCAAGAATATACTGCTGCTATAAAAGAAGCACAGGATGTTGCTATTGATAAGTTAAGTAAATCTAGTATGAGACAAGTAAAATGGCTGTCTAACGCTAGAAGTAAAGTATTAAAAGATTTACAAAAGGAAGTTAACGCTACACGCAAAAAAGTAATAGAAGAAGAAACAGTAAAAGCAGAAAATCAGCAAATATATAGACTACAAAAATATTTAAAACGTGGTGAAACTATTAATGATCAAGGAGAAAAAGTTGTAGTTAAAGAAAATTACAAAATAAATGCAGATAGTATAAAAAATATTTTGCCATTTTATGACGATGCAGCAGCAACTGCATTGATTAAACAATTGGGTACAGGAAAGTATGGCATGGTTTCTAAAAACGGTATGCCAGTGCAAATGGTTGCAGAAATGTTTGGGTACGAAAATCCAATAAATATGCTTGATGCACTTGTAGATTTAGAACCAATAAAAAATGTTATTAAAGAAAGAACAGATCAACGCATGGTTGACGAGTTTAGTAATTTAACAGATCCACGACAACAAGAATTAGAAGTACAAGAAGCATTACATAACGAAGCTAGAGCAAGATTTATTGCAACTGAATTAAGATTTTTAGCTACTGTAATGCAACCACAAAGATTACAAGTAGCAGCAGCAAAACAAGTAGCAAAAGATATATTAGCTAAGAAAACATTACGAGAAGTAAGACCTACCTTATTTGCACGACAAGAAGCAAAAGCAACTAAAGCAGCAGAAAAAGCAATGCGTGAAGGTGATAATCAAGCAACAATACAAGCTAAAAAAGCACAATTGTTAAACAACCAATTAGCAAAAGAAGCTGTAGAAATACATAGACGTTATGACAAAGCAACTGCAAATTTTAAAAAAATATTTAAACCAGATGAAAAATTAGCAAAAACAAGAAATGTTGATATGGTCAGTGCTGCAAAAACTATATTAGCTAGTTATGGTTTTGGCCCTGCTGTAGAATCACCAAACGTATATATAGAAAAACTAAAAAAATATAATGAAGATTTGTATTTAGAGTTAGAACCAATTATAAGAGAACAATCAAACTTAAGAAATACTACTAATATTTTTAAAGAAGTTGATCAAATAACCAAACTTAAAGATATAAAAGATTTAGCAGTAGAAGATTTTGACACATTAGATGAAGTTATACAATCTTTATGGCATCAATCAAGAAGGGAGAAACAAATAGTTATAGAAGGACAAAAACTT